CGAGCGTCACTTACGACTCCAGCACGACCCAACGCCTTCTTCAACTGATCTGCCAGATCGTTGATTTCAGCGTTGATCTGACCGGCATCGACACCCGGCTCATACAGACGAGCATCCGCTGCAGCCAATTCCCCGACGAGACGTTTCACGTCGGCACGACCGCGCGCCCTGCGAAGATCGGTTGCTTCGGTGACAGCCTGACGCAACGGGCCGACACCATCAGTCACTCCTGCTTGGGCGATGCGACCGAGGCGTGTTCCTGCACCAACCGCACCGACACTTTCGGCACCGATCTGTCCGACACGGGCAACACCTCGAGCGGTTGTTCCGATTGGCTCTTCGATGAATCGTCCGGTGGTGGAGATGGCACGTCCGAGACGCGGTGCGCCTGCACGGGCAACGGCACCACCACCTCGAGCCACCACGTTGCCAGCACCAGCACCACGGCCAAGCAGAATGGCGTTGCCAATGTCTTCAACCAGCAATGCGCCGAGAGTGCCTTCCTTGTACGCATTGACGTAGTCAACGCCCGGTTGCCCGTAGTCAAACAGTCCACCGGTACCCGCTTCAAGAACACGACCGCCGGTTGCTTGAATGCTCTTGCCCATGTCGGACACCAACGGGAACTGGCGGTGACCGGCATACCAAATCAGGTCGGTTCCTGACAGCCCTTGCGCGCGCCCTCGAGCCAGATCGGTTTCTAGGCGGGAGACGTACGGGTCTTCACCGGTGACTGCCTGCCATCCTTCGGACGCCAAGTCAACGACACCCTCCAACAGACCACCGCCGGTCTGGACGGCCTTGCCGAAGAACACCGGGATCTGTGTGATGCCTTGGCCAATCGCCTTGCCCGCCGACTTGAACACGTCTGTGATGCCACCGCCACCACCACCGTCGCCCTTGTCCTCGAACACGCTGTTGGGGTCAAAGTCTTCCCAGCCCGATGGCGCAGACAGACGCGGGCGTCGAGTCGCTGAACTTGCGGGTGGCGTGAGTGATCGTGATTGCCGTGCAAGAGCGACGAGTTCGTCGGCTGATTTGCTCATAGTTGTACGTTGATGTTTGTCGCTGCGAGCGGGTCTTCAATCAGGAAGGCGTATTGACGGAGGATTTCGTCCAGTAGTCGCGCTCTTGCCGGTTCTCCTGGGTTCTGCTGGAGGAACCCTCGGGCGATCTGACCGGCAGCCGACCTCGGATCAACTGATTTCTGCGACATCATGCTTGCCCGTGCGTTTGCGACAACATTGGCAAACCCGTCGTCCATCATAATTTCTCGTTCTTGGTCGTTACTGGGAAGAACGCCGTACACGCTGAATAGGTCTTGGTCTTCAGCGGTCGTGTCGCCCATCGTGTTCTCGTAGGAACCAAGTGCTTTCTCCAACTGGTATTGCTGGAACTCTTCTGGGGTCAGACGGCTGGCAAGAATCTCGTCGTTGGTCATGCCGACGTTGTAACCCATCTGGCTCATCTGTGCGTCACGGATCGCTTGCTGTTGTGCTTCGTAGTCAATGTCGGTTTGTGCGCCGAATAGTCCGGCGGCAAGCATCGGGTCGTAGCCGTAACGGCTGGTGGCAATTTGCTGGGCGAGCTGGGACGGGGTGAACGCGCCCAACGCCTGTGCGATTCCTTGAGCCGGTGCAACCTGCGTCGCTAGGTTGGATTGCAGTCTGCTTTGGACGGGATCAACCAACGCCGACAATTCGCCACGTCGACCGGTTGACTCAGCGTCCATCGCTGCTTTCATTTGCCCTCGAGCCAACATCCTCTGCACGGGCGTCTCTGCTTCTTGAACGGCACGGCCAAGACGTGCAATTTCCGGTGACGGTTGTGCATACCGGTACTTGGATGCGATAGCAGAACGGCTTTGTGCGATGTCCTCGCCCGCTGCCGACTCCAGATCAAACTGACGTTGGGCAGCAAGAGCCTGCGCCTGTCGAGCAAGATCAGCGATCTGGAACGCCTGACCTTGAATGGCTGCCGACCCGAAGGCTGCGGTAGGGAAACCACCGTAACGCTGACCGTAGCCGGGAGCCTGACCACCGATCAGAAAGTTCGCCAACGTCGCAGCGTCAATCGGGGGAGCCTGCGACGAGGATGTGTTGACATACGTCGGGACGCCAGCGCGGTTCGCTACGTCCTCAATCGTCACGCCTCGAGGGCCGGTGCGCGGTGCCATCAGCCAAGCCTACGTTCTTGTGCGTCTGCGGAACCGTAACTGGCAACCGGACCGCGAGGAATGTTGGCACGACGTTGCTGTTCGATGCGACGCTCGTTGGCATCAGCGGAGCCGACCATCATGTTGGTCGCAGGCGGGGGTGTGAAGAACGCAAGCAGTTGTTCCAACGTGATCGGACTCTGACCGCTGTTGGGGTTGTACGTCCCACTTCCACCGCTTCGAGCCTCACGCGCACGACGGACAAGCAGGTCACCGAGGCCGGACGCATACTGTTGGGCAGCGTTCAGTTGGCCCATGCCCCGCACCATCTGCGGGTTGTACACCTCGTTGAAACGGTCCTCGTACATGGACAGAGTGTCGCCGTACGGGGCGAGACGTGCCGACGCAGCGTTGCGAGCCTGCGTTTCCATCTCGGCCATCAACGCTTTGGCTTGGGCGTTGCGGTCAACGATCTGCTGTGCGAGTTCCTGCGGTGTCGCCATCAGCGTCCTCGGCGTTCCATCGTGTCAGCCGAGCCGAAGCCGTAGGTTCCGGTGGGTCTGGCAGGCAACGGACGACCAGGTTGACGCACAGGACGGTTGGCTTTCATCAGTTGCCCGAGGCCGGTGAAGTCCACCTTGGAGAAGTCGTACTGGGGTTGACCGCTGGTCGTGCCACCACCAGTCGTGCCACCGCCACCACCGCCGGACGAGGTCATCAGCCCTGCGAGTTGCTGTGCGAGCGTCAGGTCAGCCTGATCTAATGCGCTGGTGCGAGCCAGCTCGGCTGCGGTCTTCTCAGCCTGCTCCTGGGCGGTCATCTCGGTTCGTGCCGTGTTGGCTTCGCCGGAACGCAGGATGCCTCGAGACTCAAGGTTGGACTCCAGTTGACGGTTGGCAAGACCGAACCGGCGACTGAGGTTCGCTAACGCAACCTCATAGGCGGTCTGGGCGTTGGTGCGGGCAAGGTTTGCCTGCTTGTCGTATAAGGCTCTTGCTGTCTCGTTGGCCATAGAAGTCTCCGTCGAAACCTACGGCTATCCAGCCTTCGGGCGTTTCCGCACTACTTTAGCAGGATCAGGGGCTGAACTGTGTGACGGCCCGTTGATGTGGTCGGTCAGGTCGTAGCGCACCTGACGGATGTCCTTGCGAATCTCCGAAGACACCAAATCGAGGCGGTCCATCACGTTGTTGTGATCGCGCTGGTTCTCCTTGCGACCCTTCTCGACGAGGATGGCGACGATGGTGAAAGCACCACCGATAATGGCGACCAGCACCGCTTCCATCAGCCGAACATCTTCTTCCAGGTGACAGGCCCGACGATGCCGTCGGCAGCAATGTTGTGAGCGAACTGCCACTCTTTGACGCGATGCTCGGTCTTGGGGCCGAAGTCGCCGTCGGTCTTGACGCTTCCGACAACAGCCTGAACCAACGCCACTTCTGGACCCTTGGAGCCAAGCTTGACCGGCTTGCCCGGATACTCAAACTTGAGGCCACCCTCGGGAGCCGGAGCGGGTGCAGGTGCCGGTGCGGGTGCGGGTGCGCCTCCGAGGCTGGCGAACGCCTGCTCGTAGTACGCCGGATTGTCAGCATGGGTGGGGGCGATCTCAACATGGAACCAGTCGCCACCAGGGGAACCGATGGTGTTCTTGGTGTACACCCTCCACGCGGAACGGTCGCAACGCCATCCGCGTCCGAACGGGGCGAGATGGTAGTCGTGGATTTCTTCGATCAGGAACAGTTCGGCGTTGGCCACCCAGAAGTCCACAACCTGACAGGCGGTGGCGTAGTCACCAAAACCTTTAGTCTTGTTCTTGCGCCACGACAGGTCGGCGGCACGGCCCGTTCCATGCACGGACGGCTTCCGTGCGCCAGGAGTGTTCATGTTGCGAACATTCCATGTGCCGTTGTTCCACACGCCACCGTTGAAATGCTTGACCGTGAGTTCGACGAACTTCTCCAGACCGGCTCGCTTGCCGGTGGCGTTCGCGTCCCACCCTGTGTATTTGCGTCCCATTCTTGGAACGCTAGCAGGCGTTGAGGGTCAGTTGTCCACAGTTGTCGCCCGAACGAACATATAAGCGTTCTCGGGGAGGACTTCCTGAAGGGTCTTCATCACGTCGTAGACGACCTGTTCGCCACCCGAGATGGGGGTTTCGTCGCCTTCGTCGGGCGACTTGTATCCGGGGATTTCGGGGGGCAGATGGTCAACGCTGACAGCGAGGACGATGGTGGCTCGGACGGTGGGCATTGGCAGGCTCCTTGGTCAGTTGTCTTTGCGGTTGCCTCTTGTGGCAACGATGCCGACGGCGGCACCAACCAATGTGTAGCAAATCGGGCCGAGGATTTCAAGCATCGCTTTGTCGTTGGGCGACTGAGCGTCGAGAGGCTGAACGACGAACAGTAGTCCGTACAGCATGGTGGCGACGATCAGGCCGACGATCACGATCAGGCCGATGCCGACGTAGTACCGCAGTCGGGCATCCAGCTCTTCGGCTGTCATGCGCTCTTTACGGGGTCGGGGCGACATCCGTTCCCTGACATTCGGCTGTTCCGGCGTTGGCTGGGTTGTCACAAGGGTACCTGTACCTATCTGAACATTGGCTCAATACGGCACAAACTAGCACCACAAGTGCGCTGGAAAGTGCCTTTCGCGTCAAAGTCATGGCAACAGTCTAGTCGTCGGAGAGCATCTGGGAGCCAACATAGAACCCAATGCTGGCCAGCGAAATGATAAGAGCCTGCGTCCGAGTCTCCCCGGACAGCGTGATTAGCACTAATCCGAGCGAACCGGCCATCACGCCCGTCTCGATGATGATCTTGGGGATCTTCTTCATGTGTTTCTCCTGCTTGTTGGGGTGGGCATTGCGACCATTGTGGTGGCAGTTACCGCAACGAGGGTTCGGCGCGCGCCAACGGGGACGGTCGACCCGACAGGGACGTAGGTGTCAAACTGGCCGCCGAAGACGTTGATCTGTTCCTCGAACTCGGCCTTCACCTCATCGGGTGCTTCTGACAGGACTTCTGCCAGTTCCGCGGCTTGTTCGTCGGTCAGTTCGGTTCCGGCGATCTCGGCAATCAACTCGGTGACTTCGGTTTCTGACAGGTCGTCAAAAACGGTGGGGTCTGCTAAGACGCTGGTCAGAGCCTCATTCGGCGTCGGGTCGGTGGTTGGTGGGGTGGTTGGCTCTGGCTCGGAGGTAGGCGTCGAGGTAGGCGACGAGGTAGGCGGGATCGTAGTCGTCGAGGTCGGCAATGCGAGGCTGGTCGTAGGTGCCGAAGAGCTGGTCGTAGTAGTTGATGGCACGACTGTAGAGGTCGCTGGGATCGTTGGAGACGAGGTGGACGTGGAGGGTTCCGGCGGGAGCGTCGTGGCAAGGACAGTCGTTTCGGGGGCAGTAGTAGTACTCGTCGTCGTTGTAGTTGTGGATGTTGTTGTGTTCGGCCATGTCGTGGTCGTCTCCTGAGGCTGGGTGGTCGTTGTTTCTGGCACGGTACTGGTTGTGCTGGTCGTTGTGGTGGATGGGGGGACGGGGGCCGAGTTGGTGTCTAGCGTGTACGACGCGCCGTACCAGGCGTCAGGGTTCCCGCAGCAGACGCCGGTACGGAGCCGGTACTGCCCTGCCGGTACGTCCACCTCGAGCCAACTGTCCAGCCCGTAGTAGTCGTCGTTCTGGGCGATCAGCAGGTCGTCCGGCCCGTACAGCCACAGCATGGAATCGATGCCGTACTCCTGGGCGTAGGTGCGAACCTTGAAGATGGTCTGTTCCTCGAAGGTGAAGTAGATGTCCGTCGGGCCGGTGACGGTGATGACTTCAGCGCGCGCAGGTTGAACCCACGCCAACAGGCACACAATCAGGACGGATAGACGCGGTACAAATCTCACCGCACAACTCTACACCGTCACTTTTTGGTGGGGCGAAACAGCATTTTCTCTAGCGTTTGGATCACTTCCGCTAGTTCTTGCTCTTCTTCAAGCCCTCGAGGGGTGCAACGAGTCAGGAACTTGTGGATGGTTCGGGCCAACCGAATGCTGATGTTCATCTGCGACCTCAGAAAGATAGATGACCTTTTGGACCATCTTGACAGGTATGTGGAGAACCGAGTCTACACACGCCTCGGCGGTCCACGATTGTGTGATCGAGACGTGCTTGGCTTTGCCACCGCTCCGCTTGTCCAGCAGGAACCCGACGCTACTGACCTCGTACGGGCCGTCGTCTTCCATCTCGTCTAGGCGAGTCCATTGGAACGTCCCTGCGTGTGCGTCGTGCCAGATGACAAGAACCGGTTTCACCACTTTTCCTTCTTCCTGTCGAGGCTGAAGACTGGTGCCTGAATCGTAATGCCATGCTCGGGGGTGACGATGGCAAGAGCCTGCTGGGGCGGTTCGTGGCCGAAGTTGGACACCCATGCGTATTCGTCGGTGCCTTTCAGGCTGCCGTTGACGATCAGGCCGGGGGTTTGGATCAACTGGTGCCAATGCCCCATCCAGAGGGTGGAGAACGGGGTTCCGGTGTCGTTGGCCCGCTGGGCTTTCCGCGCGCGCATACGCATGATGGGAGGCCAGATACCGCCGATACCGCCACCACCGGACACCTGGTCGCCGTGGGTCAGCAGGTGATGGGTGTTGTAAATCGGGATCAGGCAGTCGGTGTTCTCCCCCACCTGGAACGTGAACCGCTTGTCGCCGGTCAGGTGACGCTCAATCATCTTGGCCAACAGCCAGTCAAAGTTGGTTCTGGCACGGAGTTTGGCTCGAGGTTTGCGGCTCATGCGTCCGTGGTTGCCCATCACCGCTGCGACATGGACTTTCCCGAACTCGTCTGCGAACATTGTCAAAGCCGTGCACAGTTGCTCCGACCAATGCAGGAGCGACCCGAGCATCGTGTCCTCGTTGGTTTGGGCCAGTTCCTCATGGATGTCGCCAGAGAAGATGTCGCCTCCCAGCATGATGACCACACCGTCGTAGGTGACCCCAGCCAGATAGTGGCGGGCGATCTTGATGGCGTTGGCCGCCCACGCTTGAAGCCGTAGTTCTGCGATACGCCGGTTGTAGGCGTTCAGACCGCCAACTTCCTCGGGCAACACCACCTCGTCAAAGTGAGTGTCGGACAGGAGCAGGGTCAACGTGGCGTGTTTCTTGCGTCCCGACGGGGGGCTGACCAGCCATTTCGGCGGTGCGAGCTGGGTGTTGGTGGCCGAGTCCACAAAGTTCAGCGCGCGTTCCAGTTCCTCGAGACGCTGGATTAGGCGCAGGTTCTCCTGGTTCAACTGGTCGCGTTGACGGCGAATCCGGTTGACCGAGGTCAGGTCGTTGTTCTCGGCGTTGATGTCGTCAGCGAGGCTCACAGGAGCATTCCTTCCGGCGGTGGCGAGGGATGGCAGATGCCTTCACCTCGAAGCCACGGTTCCGCAACGCTCGGGCGATAGCCGAATGCTGGATGTCGGGGTCGGCTAGGGCGGCTTTCAGGTCGGCCTGTTCCTCTTTGCTGAGGCTTTGGAACAGTTGGTTCACCCAACAGTTCGGTCCGACAGGCCGTCGGTTCTCTGCGCGGATTGAATCCAGCAGGCTTGACTTGGTCATGTTCCCTCCATTGGCAGGTGCTTGCTGAGAGGCTACCTAATTTCAGGTGGGGGGTGGTGGAAATACGACGGTTGTCCCCGGAGTCCAGGTGGCTGGAAAGTCTCGAAGGGTTTGCCGATATGTGGCCCACGCCTGTTTGTCGGTCGGCGCATCAGACGACATCGCCCAATCCGACGCGACAAGGAGATGATCTCGATAATGGCGAATTACCGACAACACAGGCTCGTCAGGGAAATACTGTTGAACCTGCTCAAAGGTGAGGTTGTTGTAAGAAGAGATGCTCATGTCTTAATGATGTAGTTGAGGACGATGTAGGGCTGGAGGTTGTTGTGCGCCCCACCGCCACCCGTGTTCTGGTTGGTCGCAGTCGTATTTTGGTTAGTGGCAGTCGTGTTTTGGTTGGTGGCTGTAGTCGCTTGGTTGGTGGCGGTCGTCGCAATGTTGGTGGCGGTTTGGCTCCGAGTAGCAACATTGTTACTACCTGCGCCTGCGTCCGTCAACTCACGGAAAACCGAGCCTGTGCCGCGAGGTATCAGCGCACCATCAACCGTGTGCGAGTGCGCGTTCTGCGAGTGGTTGTGGCTGTCCTGCGTGTGATTGTGCGAGTTCTGGGTGTGCGTGTGCGCATCTTGCGTGTGCGTGTGAGCGTTCTGCGTGTGAGTATGCGACGGCATTTCCGCTGAAGTCAACGTGTGGGTCTTCGCACCGCCAGTTTCACCGAGGGTGTCAAACTCCGTTTGAGCCGAATCACGACCAACGGGGATACGTCCCTTGAGGTTCGGCAGGTTGAAGGTTGTTGAACCGTCGCCAGTTCCGTAGGTCGTGCTGATAACACCAAACAGGGTTGCGTATGTTGTACGCGAAACCGCTGATCCGTCGCAAAGCAACCAGTCGGTTGGAGCAGTTGCGGTTGACCACATAGTGATTGAGCCGGTCGGCATTGACGCAGAGGATGGGGCGGTTGGTGCAAACTTTGTTCCGTTGTACGCAAGAACCTGATTGGAACTGGCACCGGTCGTGTCAATCTCGATGCCGTCCACGGTCAGCACCGAAGTGGCTGTCGTGCCGGTAATCGTTGCCGAACCTGCGCCAACACCGTTCGTCACCGACACCGCGTTTGCCGACACCGTGCCGGTCGCAGTCAGGTTGTTGAATTGGGGGCTGTCCGTCGTCCCTACCGCTTGTCCGATGGCGACTGTTGGACTGACACCCTCACCCGAACCGTTGGTGACCATCACGCCCGTACCGGCCTGAAGTGTCGCCACATAGTCGCCGGTCGTCTTGGTTCCGAGGGCCACCGAGTCGTTACCGATGTTGCCTGACGGGACGGTGCCGGACAGTTGTCCTGCTGGGATGCTGGTCAGACCTGCGCCAGAACCGTTGAACTGTCCCGCGGTGGTCGTGATGTTGCCAGGAATGGAGATGGTGTTTGGGGCCGACACCGTCGAGCCTGCGTTCACCACGATTTCGCCGGTGTTTGAGTTCAGGCGGCTCACATGGCCGACGCATTGGATGATGTCGCTGGTTCCCGTCGGGCGTGTGCGTGTGCGTCCACCACCTGAGGCGACATACACATGGTCGTTCAACTGCCACGATCCGGTGACTGTGTCCTGTCCGTCAAGCGCACCGAGTACAACCACATGACCGTTGTCGTTGTTGGCGATAGCACCATCGGTCAAGCCGATAGCAGGCATCTTCGCGCTGTTTGAGGCATCTGCAGGGGCGATCTCGGCAACCTGCGTCGCACCCACAGTTCCGGTGATGTAGACGGGCGTTCCGCTTGCAATGGTGGAACCGGACGTGTTCTTGACGTGGATGTACACCGGCCCTGCAAGCTCGCCGTGAATATGGTTCGCATACAGGGTTCCGTCGACTGTCAGGTCGGTGGTGAAATGCCCGTCGCCGGTGACATCCAGCGAATATGCAGGGGTGGTGTTGTTGATGCCGACGCGGTTGTTGGTGGAGTCGACGTACAGGGTTCCCGAGTCGACGTTCAGCCCACCGAATGCGACCGTGTCACCTGTTCCGACAGCCTGTCCGATGGCAACGGAGGGGGTTGCCCCTTCCGAACCTGACCCGGTGACAGTAACTCCGGTACCGCCGGAAATGCCAGCCACATAGTTCCCCGTAGTTTCCGTACCGAGGGTGATGTTCGGGGTCGCCCATTTGACACCTGCCGTCTGTGCTGAGTCTGCAATCAGGTATTGCCCGTCAGAGCCGACAGCGAGCCGTGCCGGGGTGTCGGCTGCGGTTCCGACGATGACATCGCCCTTGGCGTCGATGATGCCCTTGGTGATGGCGTTCGGGTCTTGTTCGGATGACCAGCGCACACCGGACGCCTCGTTGTGGTCTGCGACGAGAACCTGAAGATCGGTGCCGACAGGGACTCGCACGAACGTGTCTGGGCCGGTGCCGACAAGCAGGTCACCTTTTGCGTCAAACGTGGCGGTGACAGGGTCAGCACCCCAACGCAGGCCGGAGGCTTGGGTGGAGTCTGCGAGCAAGACTTGACCGTTGGTGCCAACAGCCAGTCGTGTGGGGGTGTCTGCGCCGGTGGCCGAGATCAGGTCACCCTTGGCATCCAGAATCGTCTTGGAGATGGCATTCGGGTCGGTTGTCTCAATGGGAGCCTGCGAGAACGACGGCTGTGCGAGGGACGGCGGGATAGTCATGTCAGGCTCCTTTCAACATCCATTATGCCATTAGGCGGGTCATCCGCAGGGTGGCGGTGGCGTTACGGGTTGCACCGGCAGTATTCGTGCAACTGAGCGTGACGACATCACCGGATGCGAGCGACACGTTGGCGTGGTAAAGAATCTTCGTGCCAGACGCGGATGCCGGTTCGTAGACCGGATCGCTGTTGACGAACAGGGTTGCCGTCTTGGCGGTTCCGGCGACATCCCATGTGACCGACCAGGCGACGCAATACAGGCCACCTTCGCCGGACGGGATGGTGATGTTGGCCGATGTTGGGGCAAACAGGGCGTTCGTGTCGATGTACTCAGTATCAAACGAGATGTTGGCTGTGGTGCCGGTCGTGTACGCCTGCGTTGCCACACGGGCGATGGACAGCTCAGGACGGCTCAGGTACAACTCCAGTTCCCGATCTCGGTTCTCGAGTAGGTCACGGTCCTCGGATTTGATGGATTGAAGGTCGTCGGCCCGAAACGTGTAGTTGAACGGCACGTCAGTCCTCGCAGATCAGGATGACGCGCTTGACGGTGGCGTATGTGAGTTCCAAAATTGTCTTCACGCCATACCCCTTGTTGGCGTTGTCGGGATAGGTGCGGTTGAACACGTCGCTTGTTCCGCTGTCGGTCGTGGACAGGGAGATGGCTGTTGAGACGTTGCCGGAGCCGACAGTCGGGGTTGCCTCGAGCAGACCGGTTTGTAGGACGTTGACTTTCACTTGACTTTGTGACGCAGCGAGGTTGCCCCATTGGACGAGAACCTGCTTTACCGAGAACGGCTTCTGATGCCAGTATTCGGCAAGTGTTGCGGTGCCAACTGGGTTGATGCTGGCCGTTGACGAGGTGCCGGTGTACACGAAGTTCTCGTCGCTGAACGTCGGTTCGGCCACCGACCTGATGAGGCGATTGCACTTGAACGTGAAGTCGTTGTTGGGGTCAAGGTAGGCGGCAAGGAAGTATTCGTTCTGTGCGCTCGGCCCCGGTCGAGCAACAAGGTACTGCTCTTGCTCGGTTGCATCAACGGTTCCGATGGCGTTCTCGTAGCGCGTCCACACGCCGGGGCTTGTCATGGCGTAGCAGACACCGTGGTAGAACAAGACGGTCATCATGCCGTTGTTGCTGATCTGCATCCGTGCTGGGCTAGTGCTTTCCATCATGGACATCTTCACGTCGTCAATGTCCATCGTGAACACCGGCTGGACGTTGGAGCCAACCAACTGGTAGATGCGCCCGTCAATAGACCCGTCGTACTTCTGATCTAGGAAGAACGCCGAACGCCCGACGATGACCGCGTCCTTCATACCTTCGGTGACGTTGTCCTGTGGGACGATCAACTGGCTGGTCACCGACGATCCGAGAACGCCGACAAGGCTGAAAACGCCGGTCGTGCAGAACACCAGCAGGTCGTTCGCTCGAGGCAGCACGTTGATGATTGGGCCGTTGAACTCGTAGTAGTTGCTGGTCGAATAGGTGGTCAGGTCGGTGTCCGAGTAGTACAGACGCTTGCTGGATGGACCCCATGTCACCATGCGATACCCGTACAAAGCGATGTCTCTGATGTCAATGGCCGACAATGCGCTTGATGCCAGGGCAACGGTTCCTGTAGTTGTGACCGTACGAATGTTGCCTGCGTCCACATAGAAGAATCTGGTGTTTGCGGGATCGTAGGCAACCTTGCCGGAAAGTCGTCCTGTTAGTGTCGTGACCACTCCAGCCTGCGGGAACGACGTTCCATCGTTGACCGAGAAATTGACCATCCGAGGTGCGTTGGCTGACGACACCACCCAGTTGACAAAGGCGTACGCATTATTGCCAACCTGCCAAAAGTCTTTGATGTACCCTGCCGAAGGGTTGCCACCAAGCGTGTACTCAATCGCCTCGAGGATGCCCATCGGCATCAGGCGACCCTGCGGTGTGGTGGCGACGTTCTCGGCAAAATAGGTGTTCTTGGGCAGATTCGTGTCCCTCGGCCCCATGTACTGACCGCCGGAGAAGTCGTCGTAAACGATCTGGAACGAGGCCATCGGCTACTCCCAAGTGGCGTAGTCGCGGGCGCGTGTAAACTTGATTCGCCTCTTGATGGTTGACCGGTTGTCGTCGTTCATGGCTTTCACGAACGTGCCGTACTCTTGCAGGTAGAGCGACGCTCGCTGTTCGTCCTGGCGTCGGGCCGCGCACAGGTGCGAGGCGTAGGCGACGATGGCCGAATGGTAGACAGCAGGCATCAGGGGTGACGACGAGTCGCTCGAGAGGGCTGGCTCAGAACGGAAGTAGTACAAGGTGCCAGCGGTGGTTGTTGTGGGAACTGGGACGATCTTGGCTTGGTTGCCGTAGATCGTCCAGCCGAACGTGCTGTTGTCCGATGTCGGGTCGAGGAACGTCTCGAGGGGAACCCATTCGGCGGGTGAAGAGTTGATGACCAGCTCGTTGGCTCGCATGAAGTCCGACGGCAGAGTCGCAGCCCCGTACACGGTGTCAAAGGACAGCGATGCGGTCGTTGCCAGCCACCACCAGTCGCGCTCCATACTGATGCGGTTCAGGGCGTCATTCAGGCTGGTGTTGACGAACGTGTTGGTGATCAGCGGATCAAGGCTGTTGCCCGAGCCGTCCGACTTGATTGCCAGCCGATCTTTGACTGCGTTACGCAGGTCCAATCTGTTCATGTCATACCACCATCACGCTGTACGCCTGCGCGGCGTTGGAAATCAGTTTCACGTCCGACGCTGTGCCGTCACCCACCAGGCTGAGGGTCATGCCGATGCCCACGACGTAGCAGTCGTCGCCGTTCACCGTCGGGTTCGGCACACCCTTGCTCGGGTCGCCATAGGTGAAGAAGATGGGGGAACCAGAAGTGGTGCGGTTGCTCACAATCACGAACGACACCGAGTCACCGAATGACACCGTGTCCACCGTATCGGGGGTCAAGACGGCGTGTTTCGCCTTGTTCACGGTGTACGACGCCATTACTTGCCTTTCTGGTTCATGCTGTGGATTCGACGGTTGGAGCCTTCCAAGTGTCCCACATCGCGCACCAACGCCCAATGCAGTTTGTCAGCCAACTCCAACCTTTTCTCGCGTTCGGCGGTTTCGTGTGCATCACGCACCGCACGGTTCTTCTTCATCAGGTCATCATGCAGGGCTTTGCCCTTCTGCCAGTCACCCTCGATCAGTTTGACGATCAGCGTGTGATCGCACCGATCATGGGAGCAGGCCACATACGGGGTTCCGATGGCATCCACCATCCACACCTCAAAGCGGTTCGCAACCGGGTTGAACATCAGGGAGGCAGACGGGTCACCGCGCCATCCTGACTCGTCACCACGCTGGATACGGTTCGCAATGTCGTACACGTCGAACGACACCTCGGCCATCTCCGAGCCACCATCCACATTGCCCATCAAGTCTGCTGCACGAATCATGGTGGTCATCCTAGACGAAAGGGCCGGTCACCTTTCGGCAACCGGCCCTAACGTTGGGGGATTTGTGGATCAGGCTCCGATGGCGTGGAACCGAACGGTCGTTGCGGAAACGTCCGTGGTGCTGGCCACTTCAGCCAACGGTGCGCCGTCGGTGGTGGTGTCCACCCAGAACAACTTGACCTTGGGAGCCGAGGTCGAGCCGTCCCACGCGGGGACATTGCCGTTGACGGTGGACACTTCGAGCCAGTCGAGCCGGTTCACGCCGAGCTGTGCCAAGGTGACCGCCTCGCCACCCGTCGGATACGACGAGTCGAAGGTGATGACACCGAACACTTCCTTGCGTGAACCGGGGACTTCCGGCCCGTAGGTGATTGCTACGGATGCGGCCATGTCAGATGCTCACCTCGGTGAGATCCTTGATGACGAAGTGGGCGTTGCGCTGCTTGCAGGCGAGTTCGCCGTACATGTAGAGCGTGGCCTCGTAGGCATCCTGGTCGGGCTTACGGTTCATCACCGCGCCGTCGAGGTCCATGAACTGGAATCCGTCGCCCACCTGGTGGAACACCAACACTTCGGGGTTGATGCCGTACAGGCGGTTGTTCGGGCAGTCGAAGTCGGCGTACAGAGCCGTCGGAGCCTCATCGCCCTTGCCGGAAACCGACGGGCTGTAGAACTGGATTCCGGCGTAGCCACCCTTCAACTGGGTCTGCTCCATGTTGCGCTTCAGGCTCAACAACAGGTTGCTGATGGCCAAGTTCACGCCTTCAGCCGACACCAGCAGGCGCGGCTTCTTGCCCGAGTTGGTCAACACCTTCATGATCGAGCCGGTGATGAGCGACTCGGTCACGGAACGGTTGGTTCCGCTGTTGCTGTTGACGTAAGCCTTCCACTTGGGCTGGCTCGACGGGTCGATGGTGTGGAGGACAGCGGTGTCGTCGACGATGGTCTGAAGACCGGTCAACTCGACCTGACCGTCACCGGGCTGACCGGTGTTGCTCGAGGCTCCACCCGCTCCCGAACGGAACACGAAGTGGCTCGAGGTCGTGCTGATCGCGGCACCCGAGATGGCGATGGTCTTGTTCGTCTCGTCCACCGAGGTGACGGTACGAGCCGACGCAACCGTGGTGGGCGAAGCGACCGTTCCGATGTCCACGACCATGCCACCGTCGAAGAACAACTGGCGCAGAGCGGTGGTGCCGGTGGTGGAAGCCAACACGACGGTGGTGGACGACGAGGTGGTGCCACATTGGGCGATCACACCGTTGGACGTACCCCACAACTGGCGGTTCACGTCCTTCATCGCGTCCTTCTTGATGCCTTCCATTTCAGCGTCGAGCGCGTCGATGAAAGCACCACGGTCGGTCACGGCCTGCTTGATGGTGGGGCCGGACAGCTGGATGCGACCGTAGACGTAACGGACCGGAACCGGGACCGTGGCGTACGACTGGTTCGCAGCGGTGGGGAGGGTGCCGGACTCGGCGCGCGCACCGACACCGGACGAGCGTCCGAGGTGAACGGCGTGGCGGGCGATACGGCCCTGGACGGTGTCCTTGCGGGTTTCGACCTGCGAGAGAATGAAGTTCGCCTCGTTCAGGTTGTCGAGGTATTCCTTGTAGTCATCCTTGAGGATGGCGTCGACTGTGGAAAGGGTTGCGGCCATGATGTGGTCTTTCTGAGAGAGAATCTGATTGGGGGGAATCGGAACCTATCTGAGTGAAGCCGTCCGGCTATCTCTTTCCATCATCCGATGGAGGTACCTATGTGGGCGAACCATCCGGTTCGTTGCACAGTCTACACACGACTGTCATACAACTGTCAAATAAGGGAATCGCCCCGCCCAACGTAAACGATACAAAACCGTTGGACGGGGACATCGGCGGTCACTCAAAGGATTAGAGTGCCTTCCCTTGCGCCGACGTTACGTCAGAGTCCGTTCTGGGCCAGACGAGCCATCGCACGTTCGCGCGGGGTCATCTGCTGGCCGTTCGGAGAAACGACGGGGACACCGTTCACGATGGGTGCGCCCAGCCCGTTGGAGGCGTCGGCACGACGGGCGGCTATCGCCTGCGCCTGCGCCAGAACTTGTTCCTCCACCTCACGAATGGCTGCGGAGAGGTCAAGGTCGGGTCGCTTGGAGGCGGCCACAATGGCAGCCGTGGCGAGCGGGGTGTCCGGCGAAAGTCCATGTTGGCTCAGCGTTTCCTCGATCTGGCGTTCGTACTGCTGTTGCACCTGCGCCTGTTGCATCTGCTGGAGGCTCTCGTTCAACCGGCTCTGAACGAG